CAGATAGCACATTTATAAAATCCGGTAAAGCTACTTTACTCTTTGCAATATCATATTGGCTTACATCTCCGCAAATCAATACTTTAGAATCTTTTCCCATTCTGGTTACAAATAACATTAATTGTTTAAAATCTGCATTTTGAGCTTCATCTAATATCATTAAGCAATTATCAAAGGTTGCGCCTCTCATATAGGCAAGTGGCCTAAATTCAATAACTCCAATTGACTCTAACCAGCTAACTAAACTTGGATCATGTATTAATTTTACTAAATTTGATCGATAACTTTCCATAAATGGATCAATTTTATCCTTTATTTCTCCAGGTAAAAATCCAAGCTTTTCGCCAGACTCTTGGATAGGCTTAGATAAAATTATCTTTTTTATTTTGCCATCTAAATATAATTGAAGAGCCGCTAGGCATGCAGTAAAGGTCTTAGACGTTCCAGCGGGTCCATAACAAAAGGTTATTTCATTTGTTATAATTTTATTAAAATATATTTGTTGAGACTGCTTTAGCGTAATATTTCTTAAATCCTTTTTTGAAATTTCATACGTCTCACGCTTAGGTTTGTTTGACCTGGCTGGTTTTTTAGAATCCTTACGATTTTCCATTTTTTCTAGTTTTTTTAATTGGTAATTTAATTAATTGATCAAGATTTTTACAGCGTTGACATGATTCATAATCTTCAATACTTTCAAAAAAGGTTAAGGCTCGATTTAAACAGCCTGGCCATTCATCACGAGTTGCGATTACATCAACCACTTCTTCCATTAATTTAATATTCTTAATGAAAATATTTGGCGATTTTTTTAAATGCGAGTGCTCAATTGCATTAATAATTTTAGTAAAAATTATATGCTTATCATTTAAAAAATCAGGTTTTTCTAAATCTGTAAATTTCATTAGTCAGTGTTTCCATAAAAATTTTGTAGAGTCAATTTATGATTATCAATATAATTTTCATCTAGTCGGTGGCTAGCATTACCGGTTTTAGCAGAGCCTGAGCCATTCATAGAATTTATCATTTCAAAATCATAATTTGATTCTTTTGATAAATATACTTCATTTAAAAAATTTAAGTAGATTTCTGCCATATATTCTGGCGGTTGTTTATCAAGTTCATCATTTGCTAATTCAAAAAAGTTTGATGATTCAAAAAATGCAGCTGAATTAACACAAGTCATTGCTAAATCATCATTACCGCTTTGGCTTCGGTATGTACCATTAGAGGTTCGGCCAAATGCTCCAAGCTCGTGAACTGTCTTAAATTCATTTGGTAATATCTTATTAACCGCAGTTAAGTATTTAAATCGTTCACAAAATTTAATTTTATTAGTTGTGGTTAATTTAAGGCCAGGTTTAAGGTGTTGAGCTGATTCTGTATGTTTTGAAAAAATTAGTAATCCACTCCAATATGATTCGTGTTTCATAATTTTATCCATTACATATTCGCCTTTATGATTTAACTCAACTAATAATCTTACCTTATCAGTATTAAATACCGTATATAATAAGTATTCTAATGAATTACAATATTGATTAATATCTTTGGTATTTGTTCTAAATGTTGCAACTTGAACGAGCGAAAAAATATCAGTTTCATTTTTAATGAACTCCTTTACTGGAGTCAGCATTTTTAGCGGTAGTGCAATAAACTTAAAAATATTAATTACTGAATAGTCACGATTTAAACCGTCGGCCGTATCAATTGAAAATATATAATAGTTTTGATCATTTCTAATATCATCTAGGGTTAACTTGTTAAAGTTAGGGTGAACTGTAAGTCCGTGTAATAGATCTAATGTAGTCGGGGTTTGCGCCCACTCTGGGATGACGTATTGAGTTCTAAGGGCAAATATTTTTTTAAGATCTTTAGACGGTAGTAACAATTTATCCGATGAAAAGAATTGCAGCCCATATTCCTGATTAAAGTCTTCTTCTGATCCTAAGTTTGCAATTGTACTGCGTTTCCATTCATCATCTCTTCCTGGAACCTGCCACCAATCTACTCGTAATGGAACATATTCATTATTATGATTCATTGCATCCATGTAAATTTCATAGAAACGATTCATGCCATTTGGGGTAGAAGTTATTATAATTTTTGAGTTCTTTGATGCTGAAATTGTTGGATAAATTGCTCGATAGAAAAAGTCCAAATATGAGGCATTAATATGCGCAAATTCGTCAATATAGAGTACATGAATTGTAAAACCAATACCTGTATTTTTAGTGGTAGTACGGCCAATTAGCCTACACCCATTATCGTACTTCATTGACATTACATTATTTGAAATACAGCCAGGTTTTAAAAAGAATGGTAAATTTTCAAGTACTGATTTAATTTTATCTAAAACCTCTTTAGTGGTTGATGCAATGTTTGCTACAGCCAATACATTTTTATCAGTATGAAATACTAAGTACCATGCAATAAATAGGCCAGACATTACAGTCTTGCCAATTTGACGACTTGCCATTAAACAGCTAAATCGGTTATCTTTAAATGATTTAATTATTTCTTCTTGATAATCTCTTAGCCTAATTTGTTCAATGCCTTGTTCCTGCATTACTTGAGCATATCTGCTTGCAAAATAAACGGGATCGGCTTTACATTTTCGGATTTCATCAAGCTCGTCTGGAGTATATTCAAATACTAGATTTGCTTTTTTCCAAGCTGGATCATTATCTTTAAATGGAGAATTTTTGATTGTTTTAATATCAATTACTCCATTTTCAAAATCTTCTAATAGTTGATTAATCTTTTCAGATGTCCAAATTGCATTATTCTCAGGATCTAAATTTGAAAGTTTTAATTTAGAGGTTCCTCCACTATTTGTTATAAAATCTTTCATATTAACGAGTTAACATCATCTGAAAAATCATCAATCGAAGTTTCAGGCTTTATTACTTGAGTTAATCCGCGTTCTTGCATAACTTCAGTTTTTCGATCAGGATGAGTTAGGTGGCGAGTATCTGATGGTTTATCAATTTCCTCAACTGTTATCTCTTTTATTAAATTTTTAGTGCCGGCGGTTATATAGTATTCAGTACTTGACTCAATTAATGGAGTTACTGACTTAGATGATCCACTGCCTCGCTGTTCAATATCTTGATGTACTTTTTTATAAGTATCCTCTAGAAATAACATATAATTGGCTTGGGTTTTTACAACCATTGTTAATTTATCTTGCAACTGCCCAAATACTTCAAAAAGTCGTGGATGAGTATTACCTTGATTAATTTCTTCTGTTATTTTTTCAATTGCCATTCGAATTGTTTTTAATTGAAAAAAGATATTTTGAATATTTGAATTATCTAAAATTTGTTTCTGTTTTAAATATTCGTGTTTTTCAAGTACTCCTAATTCTACATAAAATTTAAGCATTGAATTTGTAATATCCTTTGCCTGTTTCTCAAAGTTAGAATTCATCTCTTCGAAATCAAGAGGTGGAGCCATTGCAATTTCACCTAGTTGAGAATCTGCAATATCATCTACTGGGTTCGGTCCGCCTTGGTAGGTTGATAATAGGTCTTCAAGTTCACCACGAATTTGTGCCTTTTTTTCTTTGTTAAATACTTGAGCCATGAATTATTTAATTTAATCGGTTTTCGTTTTTATCTAGTGCCGGATTGGCAAAGATTTTTATTTGTTTTACTGCCTCAATATGCTCATAGATAAATGATTCCATATAGTCAATAAATCCATCTAATATTGGATTAACTCCAAACATTTGATTAGATAGGGTCTTTTTTAAAACTTGGCCCTTATATTTAAATCCTAAATTTAGCCGACGGTCTTTTCTGTTGTATATACCCCAATAAATTGAATTTCTTATCATAATAATTTTATTTTGTTACGTTTTGATTTAACTGTTTTTATTTCAATATTAATTGGGCTAAGTTCAGTAGTTGAGATAACTTCACTATATGTATTTTGGGCACGGTCAGTCCAGCCTCCTCTAATAACTGGAAATTCATTAGAATTAATAATGATATCGTTAAATTCATCTAATCCAATTAATACTTCAGATTGAATTTGGCTAGTTGTGGAATCCGCGCCAGTTAACACAAGAGTGGCTCTATCAATTGCAGCCTTTTCATTTAGTTCAGATAATATAGTGATACTTACTGAGTCTACTCCATTTATCTCTTCTATAATTTTAATTAAATCACTTTTTGGAACTCGATCATATCTACTTAATTTAATAAAATATTGACCAATTGCATTGGTTACATCAGATTTAATTATATCATTTGAAACATCTTCAAACCCAATAACACTTATATTTAAAACATATTTAGTTATGATTGGATCAATAATTATAATATCTGTGGAAATCATTTTAGTACCAGATCGTTCTATAAAATTTAAAAGTTGGTTTTTTTGATAATTTGTTAATTTAAACTTATCCGTATTTAGTTTAAAATAGTCACTACCATTTGTAAATAACTGTGAAACATCTGGTATTAAAAATAAATTAATCATACGAGCAAGTGAAGAACCTCCAAGTGCAGCAGTTATAGTAGGGGCAGCAACAGTTGCTGAATTAGTACCGGTTGATGGTAAAGCCACACCAGTAATCGGGCCAGTAACAACCAGGCCAGTAGCAGCAATTGTAGCAGGTATAGTATTCGCAGTTGGCGCAGGTGGTGGAGCTAAAAATACTCGAATTGTTGAAAACATTTGTAATTTTTGTAATAAGACTTCATAATTATCTACATTAATTAGTGCAAAATTCTTAGATGTTTTCGGTGCAATTAATCGGGTTAATTCAAGCTCTTCTGGGTCAACTCCAAAACTTGGAGGACTTATTGTTGTAATTTCCAATACTGAATTTAGGTCAATTTCATCGCCTACTATTGAAAAACCGGTTTCGTCAAATGTAAAATTAATTTGTCTAACATCATCTACTTTAATATTGCCACCAGCTCCTTCTGAGCTAAGATATTCAACAACAATAGTAGAGCCAAGAGTTGGTATTTTACCAAATGAGCCATTTCCAAAATACAGATCTAATCCATTTGTTATTCCAGTC